TGGGTTCGAGTCCCATCTGCCACCCGCAAAGAAGAGGAAATTCGGTTTGAATATTCCTCTTTTTTTGTTGTATATAAGGCATTTATGAATACAACTCAATAGAAATGAGAAATACAGAAAAACAAGTTGAATTTAAAAGTGGCTTTTTTAATATAGAAGTTACTTAAAAATGTTTTAGCAACGTTTTAACAAGAGATATCATGGCAACATTTAAAGCAACTATATTTAAAGACAGACAGCGTGAGGATAAGACGTGGAATGTCGTCATTCGTTTTACACATGAACGAAAAATAAGGTACATATCAACGACCATGTATGTCACAAAGAAGGACCTTACATCTAGTTTTAAGATAAAGAACCAGCTTATTCTTGATAAATGTGAGGAAATAATAAAGGCATATAGAAACAAGATTGCCTCACTGAATCTCGAGTTAAATTCTATGGATATAGATTCTATTGTAGATTTTATAAAGAGAAAAGATAATAGAACTGGAATAGACTTTATATCATTTGCAAAGCAATGGTGCCAATCGCACGCTGAAATAAAAGGGATTAAGAACTATACCACAGCAATCAATTCATTTTGCAACTTCTTCGGAAGAGAAACAATTATGTGCAATGAAATTTCTGTTCAAAAGATGAAAGAATATGAAGAATTCCTTTCTGATAAAAAGAGAGCACAATCCCTTTATACTAATTCTATTTTGCGGTTGTTTATAGAAGCAAAGGAGTATTATAATGATGAAGACAACGGAATAATCAGAATAAAGCACAGCCTTTCGAAATTTAAACCCAAGCAGCAGAATGTCGCAGAAAAAAGAGCTTTATCTGTTGATGAAATAAAAGCCATATTCAGTCTCCCATATGACAACAAAAAAGTTAAAGGGCACACAAGCAGACATGATTTAGCTTTGGATTGTTTTCGCTTGTCTTTCTGTTTAATGGGAATGAACTCTGCCGACTTATATAATGCGACCGAATACGACGGGGAATTTATTACTTATTACCGAACAAAAACAAAAGAACGAAGGAATGACAATGCCAAAATGGTTGTTCGAATACATCCCCTAATCCAACCTCTAATTGATAAATACAAAGGGAAAGAACGCATGTTTAACTTTTACGAACGTTTCTCATCTATGGCTGACCTTAACCGAGCAATTAATATAGGACTAAAAGAGATTGGGAAAGAAATTGGTGTTGAAAATTTGCAATTCTATTCCGCGCGGCATTCTATGGCAACAATAGCGATAAATAAGGTTGGAATAAGTAAATGGCTGGTAAATGAGATGCTCTGCCATACCGAGTCATCCATGAGAGTTACAGACCTTTATATCAAAAAAGATTTTACCCCTATCAATGAAGCGAATTTTAAATTGATAGACTATATGTTTTGTGAACAGTATTAGGAGCAGTTAATCAAACATCACCTTTAGAGACACAACAATATCACCCTCACTATTACAGCGATAGGCACCAGCCAGTCAAGAATACGCTCTATGCGTTCCATAGCATGACCAGCAGAAGACGACAGTAATCCGAATAGTAACGGTCGTCGGCCTGCGCAATCAATATGTCCAAATCATCGCTTCTCATTAGCCAATATGGATTTTATGTCATCTTCAGTGAAACCGAAGCAGGAGGCAAAACGCCTGAAAGCCTCACGCCTATTCTTCGGGATAAGAGCGTACATGCTGTTGGCTGGAGTTTCGCTCTTCAATGCCTTTCTAATCTGTTTCTTTCTCATAAGACTATACATTTGAATGTCCGAATTTGGATACCGCCCGGACACAAAAAAGGCGGTGAAACTTTGGAATCACCGCCTTGAAATCTCAATTGAGGATAAACATCCTTGCGTTGGGCATACCCACAATCATTGAAGGGCAAACGTGTGGCAAGGATATAATATGTATCTTCTACCCATGGTTTTCATTTACTTCATTTGATTTGTCATTTGCCAAGAAATGCCCCCTTAAAACAATCAATCCGAGACCGATTATATTAACGGTTGTGGTAGAAAGAATGGTTATCATTATAGGATTCGGAATGCTTATACTAAAATACGGGTTGACTGCCGGTATCGACACATAGCTTGCCAATACAATACACAGCACTATAAAAAGATATACAGCAATTACCCTCAAAGACCACTTTTCAAGTCTCCTTCTTGCTTTCGTGTTTTCAACTATGCGATGTAAATGAATCAGCTCCTTACTCTTCTTGATATTTCCGTCCGTTGTTTCTGATTCCAACAAGGACTGGACTGTATCGAGAATATTAAGGTCCTTCTTTTTCTCCTTGAATGGCTCTGAAAAGAAAAATTTAATCCAATATGGAATATAATGCCCTAAATGGATTAAGTAATGATACCATTTAATGGGTTTTCCGGTTCCGAATATAGAATCAAAAAGACTGGAGTTATCATTTGGACCTTTCATTGTTTTATCCTATTTTGAGGTTTTAGGAAATAGGCCTTAATCAGTTCCTTTGAAATAGGAGTATTCCATTTGTTTTGCCCGGCAATGTCCCCATTTTTATTTTTTATGTAAAGCGTATCATACCAAGGAGAACCTTCCTGATGAGACCATTGGGTTAATGATAATGCACTCATGTTATACATTGCGTCAACCGCGGTCTTTACCAATTCAAGTGCCTTAGAATGCTTGTTAAATTCGCACAACACATCTTTAGGAAAGGAAGTGACAATTTCATCAGGATTTATCTTTTTATTCACAATCGGGAATACCGGACCATAAGGCCATGCCTTGGGAGAATCGTCCTCAAACAATAATCGGTCAGTCTCCGCATAGTACACACCATACACATAGAACAAAATTTTATTGATTTGGGTCTTGTTCAAACGTACCATATGCAGTTTTTGGGCTGCATACTGAATCAGTCGGGCATAGTCTGTACTTTTTAATACCATTGCGCAAATCGTTTAACGGTGCAAATATGGCATTTTCTGCTGAATTTGCATCATATCACATCTCTTTTTATCGTTTTTAGGCGTTATTTAGTCTAAAAATCGCATTTCAGCGGTAATTCCAACAAGTCAAAGAACGATTACGAAGAGGATACTACAGCATTTCCCTCACCTTATGCTTGCAGCAGTTGCACTCACACAGCAACGGGTGGGCATACTCCCACGTCTTTTCTACTATATCATCCCCGATATACTGGATTTCTTCTCCATACGGAGTCATGTCAAGCGCCTGGCAGATATGGGTAGCCAGATGACCGCACTCATGACGCCAGGACTTCTCAAACTCCTTTGCGGAGGAGGTTATGGCTATAACCATCACCGTTTTCCTATCCCGAAAATTGGAATATGTAACTCCGGTATTCATTTTCCCGGAGCTCATGTTGTCATAGGCTGTGCGGAGCATTTCCCCGTCACATCCGATGGAATACATGTTGTCGATTATCTCGTCAATATAGTATGAGTCAACGGCATAATATACGGAAACATTCCAATGGTACTTCTCTATAACGAATCTCTGACGTATCATGGATTATATCATTTCATCCCATTCTATAGGTTCACCGGCAGCAATCATGGTTGCGTACCACCGTCGCATTGTGGTGCCGTCCGGAGCATCCGGATCATCAATCACATCCTTGACATATACGGCAAGATGTTGCTCGTCCGGAATAGAAGATTTAAAAAAATCCGCTTTCCCCATATTGGCCACGTACACAAAATCGTAAAGTGAATTGTTGTCCAATTTCATGCCATATTTTGTAAGAAGTTCTTCTACCTTCTCTTTTGAAATAGGTTCTATCCGTTCTTTTTTACCGGTAGCAGGATTTATCTTTTTCATTAAAGAAACGGCAAAATCGCACATCTTCTTATTGAAGTGCCATCCGAAGTTGCTCAGATACGCCTCCATTTCTTCTGGTCTTTTATCTCTTATATCCAACGGTTCTCTGTATCTCATGACATATCAATTATTGTAGGGGAGCCGCAAATGCCACTCCCCAAAGTTACACTTAACGGTAACGGGAATAACGCCCGGTTCCACGAACTCCACGTCTTTGTCCCATGCCGCTGCCTCCACGGCCATAGCCACCGCGTTCACCCATGCTTTCCTCGTCATAATAACGTTCTTCGTCATAATAACGGTCATCATCCCGGCGTTCGCCCATACCCTCGCCTTCGGAAAGCTCCTCTATGCACTGCATGAGCTTGCCGCCGTAGCGAAGCATCTTTTCCGCATAGTCGGACATTTTCTCGACCTTGCTTTCGGAAATTTCAATCATCATCATACTATTGCTTTTTAGAATTGTTACTACCAGACGCCTTTTCAGAAGACTTGAAGAAATCAGCCATCATTGCCTTCAACTCACTCAATTCCTGACGGAGAGCCTTGTTCTCCGCATCCTGGCGCTGACGTTCCGCAAACTCCGGGTTAAGCACCTGAAGCATCTTGTCGCATGACTCCATGACCGAGCGGTGATGGTCCACGCTTCCCAATATCTCGGAAGAACGGTTTCGCATGGCAGCCACTTCCGCATTCATGGATTCCCTTGAACCGGATATGACCATGTTGCCGCCTCCGGGAAAATTCGCGTCGGCGATGTCCGACATTGCCGGTATCTTCTGGAAAGTGACTGTCTGCTCTCCGACCTTGATTGTTATGTCAACCACCATTTTCGGGGGCTGGCCATAAGGGATGGGTTGTTGCATGAACTCCGGGACGGGATTTGACACACCGACAACGGAACCGACCTCAATATACGGAGTACCGTCCTTATGAAGGACAAAGAACTCGCTGTTTACTCTTAAATTCTGAAAAGGCATAATCAATTAACTCTTTAAGGAGCGGGATTGCTCCCGCCCGTTGTTGTTTTTAAACCACTCCGGTCATAATCTGCAACGTGTTGGCTGCACGGTCAAACCAGAATTCATACACTCCGGTACCGGGAATGTCTGCCGCGGTCAACGCCTCTCCGTTATATTTGGTGACCGCCTGGGTGGCACCATTGGTCTCGAACAGAACGGGAAGCGTGCCGGTTGTTCCGGCAGGTACCGCTTGGGCGATGTCGACATATATCGTCCCTCTGTACCACGCGTTTACAAAGGCATGGTTGGGAAAGGAAAACACCACATTAGCAGTATTGACCGTCACACCCGAGGTTGATATAGCCGCAGAACCCCTGCGATTAACAAATTGGAAAGGATATACTGCCATAATAGCCTCCTTCCTCAATTAACCCCAGAAACCATTACCGGCAGCGTAAGGATTGAAACCGCCGTACAAGCCGTATTGGTATGCGACACAATTGGGGACCGCTGCAATAGGGCTGTAAGGCACTGTCACAGTCTCCGGCTGCTTGCATTCAATCTTTGCAAGACGTGCGCTCAAATCTGTAAGGGCCGCTCCAAGAGGCGCGGTAGCCTGGCCCACAATTTGGGAAGTCATCGCTGAACTCTTGTAGGCGCTGTTCTCTTCACGAAGCTTGTCAATCTTGTTCTGCATCTCACGCATCTCGGCAGCACGCTGTCCGGCAAGAATCTGCTGTGTGCTGTCCTTGATGGAATTCTGCAAATCACAGGTTTGACGTTGAGTTTCGTAAGCCACGGATGCAAAGCCTCTCTCCTGCCCGGTAGCAACACCGTTAATTGCATTCTGCAATGTGTTAGTCTGTTGGCAAATAGCCAAGCGGTTTTCGCAGCAACAAGAAGCAATTTGCTGGGCAATGCTGCAGTTGCCTTGTTGGATGGCATTGATAATCTGCATTGAACTCTGTCCCACCTGGTTGCCCACTTGCTGGACTTGTGACATTACGCCATTGATGGCACTCTGGACCTGACCGATTGAACAGTTCAGATTTGTGGCCAGATTGTTGATGGCCTGGCCGTTCCCTTGGATAGCACTCATAAGCAATTCCCTTCCTGCGTCATTGTTAATCAGATTGGGGATTCCTGCCGCTCCGTTGCCGCCACCGAATCCACCGTTACCCCATCCGTTGTTGCCCCAACCCATGAGGAAGAACAAGAAGATTACCCAGATGAACCATGAACCCTCCCCGCCAAAACCACTGTTGTTGCGACCGTTCATGGCTACAAGCAAATTCGGGTCTATGCCCTTCTGTTGCAGAAGCGGTGCAAGCATTGCCATCATGCCGCCGCCACCATTGTTCCCGCTTTCCGGGAACACATAAGTCTTTGTTTCGCTCATAATATATACAATTAGTTCCGGTCATATGACCGTTTACAAAAGTATATACTTAATACCGGTATGGAAATCAGTTGTTTCCCAACGATTTCCTAATGTTTTCCCAATATATT